AGATAGTGCTACTAGTGAAGTATATAAATGGATGTGTAAACATGGGTGGAAATATGGTTTTATAAGAACCGTAAATACTGAACCGTGGCATTTTGGGTATAGTCCTGAAAAAGCTAAAGATGGACCTACTGCCCTATTACCATATAAGTATGAACCGGGTGCAGCATATTTAAACACTACTAATCGATGGAATAATGTATTTGGTGAAGTAGAACCTAATTGGGGGTCTGAATTATTAGCATTTCAAGAACAACAAGCACAAAATTTAAATGATCAAATCACCTGAAACATATCAAGGAAAACAGGTAATAATTACCTCTGATCGATTAGTATTTAATGCACGAGAAGATTCTGTATTTTCTTCCGATAGTACTATTGCATTTTCTACTAATAAAGACTTTCACATCAATACTAGTGATGGGTCTAAGGGAATGTTTGTGTTAAATAGTCCTAAAATACATTTAGGTGTAATTAAAAATGATAATGCAATAGCTAATAACCCCGCGGTTAAAGGCCATGAATTAGAAAAATTACTAAATGATATGTTAGACCACCTAAATCGATTATATAATATTGTACTCCCTACACTCCATCAAATTACTACTTTACCGGGCTTACCTACAATACCTAGTCCAGCTAATGCAGGTTTAGTATCTCCCTTAGTATCGGAACTAAATATTTTTAAAAGTAGACTTAAAGAAATCAAAAGCAAAAACGTTTATATCAAATGATTACCTTATTTGCAGGACAAGCCCCTACTATAATGAATACTCTTACAGGAGCTAAAAGAAGAGTACTTAATATAGAAAATCAAATTCCCTTTGTTGAAACTAAAATTCTTCTTGATATCCCAAACCTTCAGCAGATTGCCCTTGCTATTCCTCCTGTAAGTTCATCACCGGATGAAATAAACAATATTTTAGAAAAATTTAAAAAATTAAAAGAAAAGTGTGATAAACTTAAAACTTTAATTGATAGATTAGTAAATCAAATAGATAAAATCTTAGGTCAACTAAGTCGTATAGAAAGAATATTTACTACAATAGATGGTTTTATTAACTTTTTAGCAGATTTTATTCCTTTATTAAGAGTATTAATCAGTACTGCCCAAGTTGGATTAATAGCTCAAGTAGGGTTTTTAGCGTCGGGTGTTATAACTATTAAATTAGGCGATGCCATTAAATTTGCAAAATCTAAACTTAAAGAAATAGATGCTTTAGCTAGAATAGTAACTCCAATATCGGAATTTATAGATAACGAAATAGGGGAAATCAGAGATATATTATACCCTGTTAGAAGGAAACTAATAGAAATTAGAGCCCAAATTAGTGCTCGATGTGACCTTATGGATAATTTATTTATAGATAAGCTTAAAAGAGATCTAGAATTATCATTATCACAAAACCCACCATCAGGAGATGGATTAGAAGGGGGAGGATTAACAGGTCCCCAAGGTACTGGGGTTTTACAAAGTAATGAAGATATAATTAATTTATTATCTTCACAAGTAGATCCCGAAGATATTTTAGATAACTTAGAAAATTCAAATAAACAACGGTTTATTGAATATTTAGTAGAAAATGGTGCCACAGGGTATCAAATTGTTAAAAAGTGATATATTTATTAAAAACTAATATTAATGAAATTAAGTGCATTCGAAAAAATTATTAGAAAAGTTGTGCGGGAAGAAATAGATCATGCCTTAAGGCGTGAAATAGCATTACTAAAAGAAGAATTAGTCAGCCAACCACAACAGCGTGTAGTAGAAACTAAAAGTAATACTCAAGAAGCCGAAGATTTTAGAGCTAAATTAAGATCCCAAATGCCCCCACCTAACTTTAATACGGGCAATGATACTCTTAATTCACTTCTATCTGAAACAGCTATAACACCCACATCAGAAGAAACATTTGCATCTAATGACCCTGTAAATCAATTTGTAAATAAAGATTGGGGCCCCATAATGAATGCAATTTCTAAGAAAAAAGATTTTAGACCATAATGGCTATAAGGAAAAAAATAGGATATAGAATTGATCCTCTTGATCTTGATAAGCGTAAAGCTATTGGGGTTAGGGTACCTTTTAATAAAAAAGGAGTATTTCAATTTAATTATACAACAAAGGACCAAATAAAATCTAATCTTATTAATCTTCTTTTAACATCTCCTGGTGAACGTTACCATGAACCCTCTTATGGTGTAGGTTTAAGAGAAATACTTTTTGACCAAAATGTTGAATCTAGTGAAAGAATATCTACTCTTAAAGCTCGAATAGATCAAAACATACAATTCCATATCCCACAAATAGAATTAAATAATCTCCAAGTTACCCCTGAGGATAAATTATTAAATATAAAAATAGGTTATACAATTTTATTAGATAATGATACAAGTGAGATTTCAATAACCTTATAATAAATGGCCTATTCTAAAATAAATAATACATCTGGTACTAATAAAAAAGATATTAAGTACTTAAATAGAAATTATAATCTATTAAAACAAGATTTAATTAATTTTACTAAAAATTATTTCCCAGATAATTTCAATGACTTTTCAGAAAGCAATCCTGGCATGGTATTTTTAGAATTAGCAGCCTATGTAGGAGATATACTTTCTTATTACACCGATACACAACTTCAAGAAACCTTTATAGAATCCGCTAGGGAAAAGACCAATCTTTTAGCCCTAGCATATAATTTAGGTTATAAACCTGTTATTTCTAATCCATCAACTACTAGTTTAGATTTATTTATAACATTACCCGCTAATGGATCGGGAACAGGTCCAGATTGGAATTATGCTCCTACTGTAAAAAGAAATTCTGTATTTACTACATCTGAAGCCTCACCTACAAGATTTACTCTTACTGAAGATGTTAATTTCCAAGTTAGTAACTCATTAGACCCTACAGAAGTATCTATATATTCAGAAGAAGGAAACCCCCTATCTGTACAGGAGGGTACTAATCCCACTCCTTTATATTATTTAATAAAAAAACAAGGTAATGTTATTAGCGCTGAAGTAAAAACAACTTCTTTTACTATTGGTGAACCTGAAAAATATCTTACATTAGAAATTCCTGATTCAAAAATTATAGGAATAGAAAACGTAGTAGATGCTGATAATAATACTTATTATGAAGTTCCTTATTTAGCCCAAGAAACTATATTTGAGGAAGTAGCAAATGTAGCTGCTAATAACCCTAATTTACAACAATATTCTAATGATACTCCTTATCTTTTAAGACTTAAAAAAGTACCTAAAAGATTTACAACAAGATTTACTTCAAACGATATACTACAATTACAATTTGGTGCAGGTATTAGTGAAGGCAATGATTCAGAAGTATTACCTACACCAGAAAATATAGGAATAGGAATTAAAGATAGTAGATCCAATTTAGATAAATCATTTGACCCATCAAATTTCTTAGCTTCAAAAGCATATGGTGAGGTGCCTTCTAATACTACTATTAGTGTTAATTATTTAGTAGGTGGAGGAATAGAATCAAATGTGGAATCAAGTGTAATTAATAAATTATCTGCCGTTAATATAGCTAAGAATAATAGTATTAGCAGTGAAGGTATTTTTACCACTGTAAAAGAATCTTTATCAGTCAATAACCCATTCCCCGCTACTGGAGGAGGACCTGGAGATACACTTGAAGATATAAAACAAAATAGTATAGCTCAATCATCAGCCCAACTTAGAACAGTTTCAAAAGAAGATTATATTATTCGTACTTTATCTATGCCTGCTAAATTTGGTAAAATAGCTAAAGCATATATTATAAAAGACGATCAAATTAGTATAGATAGTAGTGCTAGAATATCAAATCCTAATGCTTTAAATTTATATACTTTAGCATATGATGGTAATAAAAACCTTACTCAACTTAATAGTGCTACTAGAGCTAATTTATCTTCTTATTTAGAGGAATATAGAATGTTAACGGATGCTATTAATATTAAAGATGCATTTGTAATTAACTTTGGAGTCGAATTTGATATAGTTTCCTTTAAGGAAGCTAATAATAATGAAGTTATATTAAATTGTATTCAAGCTTTAAAAAACTATTTTAGTGTAGATAATTGGCAAATTAATCAACCTATTATTATAAATGAAGTATATAATGTAATAGGAGCAGTAAAAAATGTTCAAAATGTAGAACACGTAAAATTAGTTAATAAATCTGGAATAGCATTAG